TCCTTCTGCAATTGCAAAAGCAGCCACAGTTCCTGTAGTAGCTGAAAGACCAGCTATATCTAAACTTACTTTTGGAATAGCAGCATTTGTAGCATTATCAACACTTATACCAGTTTCTGAGCTTACACTTGTTACCGTTCCTGTATTAGCAGTAAAACCTGAATCATTATTAAAACCTGAAATATTGATATTGCCTTTCGTTAATTTTTTCTGTGCACCAGCATCATCAACAACTGCAAAATAATCGCCATCGTCATTTCCAGTAGATGTGTCTAGCTCATTTAAATCTAGTGTAACAGTAGCAGCACTTGTTCCGCCTGTTACATCTATACCAACACCACCAGATACTCCAGTTACAGTACCTGCATTAGTAGTAAAACCTACATCATTATTAAATGCACTTACTTTAATTTCACTGAAAAGTTTTCTAGATGGAGTTCCGTTATTATTTATAATAACTTCTGAATTACCATCTACATCGGCTGTCATGTCTGTTAAACCTGCAAGATTTAACGCTATGTCATTTGCATTTACAGTGATGCCTGTTCCAGCACCTATGTTTAATGTAACATCGCCAACAGTACCACCGTCTGTTAAACCTGATCCAGCTACAACGGATGTAATGTCGCCATCACTTGCACCAGCTATTTGTGTATCTACATAAGCTTTAATTGCTTTAGCACTTGCTAAAGTATCATCAGATGCAGAAACAGTAGCCATATCAGTATCTACTGACGTTAAAGCTGTAGAGCTATTTAATACTATACTATTAGTATTTAATTTTTGAGCAGTTAAAAGATTTGTAGACGGATTAAAAGTTAAATTAGAATCTACTTTAGCAGGTAAGTTTCCTGTGTTTGCACTTGTATGTGTAATGTAATAAGTTGCATTTGCATCACCGCTTCCTGAAACTGCAATATTTGTAGCGTTTGTAGCTGTAGTTGCTCCTGATACAGTATCAGTCGTTAGTGCTAGTGTTCCTGTTGCTGATGGCAGGGTAAGGGTAATGTTACCGCTTGCATTTTCTTGGATTGTAGTTACAACCCCACCAGCATCTTCTAATTTGAGATTACCTGTGATTTGAACGCCAGTTTCTTGAGTTACAAGTTTTATATTACCTTGATTAGACAATCGTGCTACATCGCTAAATGTACCTATTATTTCTTGGTTAGCGTCATTCTTTATTAAAACATTTTGTCCTTTGATAACTAAATTATCACTGCCAGTAGCACCAGAGGGTTGTTCTATAAATGACGTTGCACCGTCTGAATAAATTTCTAAGTCACCACCAGCTCCAAGAGTAATTTTTTCATTATCACCCATTGTTAAAGCATCAGCAGTTACAGTACCTGTTACCTCTATAGCTGTCTCTATAGACAAAGTCGTGGCAAGCCCGCCACCAGTTATACCTTTGATTGAAGTAGCCTCTAAACGACCGCCACCAATGCCAGTGCCAGCATAATCTTCTCTAAGCAACCGCATATCACCGTAAACGTCAACACCGCCTCTGTAACTGCCAGCAACAGTTGGTTTTATATACATTCTTCGGTTTGTAAAAGCTGGGTCGCTACTCGTTGGGCTTTCAACACCTGAACAAAAAACAGTTCCACCTTCTGCCGCACCAGTGCTTAAAATTCTATTATAATCTGTTGGCGAAGAATCATTCCCTTCTGGATTAGCATTACCTGTGCGTACAGCAAAATGGTTTGCATCTATAAATAAATGTCCATCACCTTTTTCTAGTATGTGGCTGCTGTGTGTATATCCTGATTCGTTTGCGGCTGCTTGATGAAATATTTCTAAATCACCGCCAGCACCAAGAATTATCTTTTCAGAATCACCCATCGTAAGGCTATCAGCAGTTATCCCAGCACCTACTATGTTTCCTGCAAAATATCCGTCTTTAAATTTATTTCCACTTGTCCCTAAATCAATATCATTATTAGTTTCAGGTACAATAGCACCATCTTGAATTTGAATTTGTATAACACTAGAAGATCCAACATCTATAGCAAACTCTAATTTATCAGTCGTATCATTAACAGTCATTCTATTATAAAAATTAGAATCACCTAACTGACTTAAAGGTTTACCACCGCCTGCGGTTCCGTCATGGTTATGACCACCTGTGCTTGAAAAAGCGGTATTTAAATTAGTAAACTCTGTATTAAAAGGGGCAGCAGAAATAGTTGTGCCATCTACAAAAGTTGTTGTCTTAGTGTAACCTGCCATTCTTTATCTCCTACCTGAAGGAACGTAATCTATGAAAAATCCGTTGATTCGATACGAACCATTTTGATCGTTACTTGTTATTTTAAAATTTGCTGTGTGTCCACTGCCTTGAACTGGCTGACGGATCATAGGATCACCTACGCCCCCAAAAGCTCCTGCATTATATAGTGCTGTACCAAATGTCGAAGGAAGTGGTATAGAATCTAATTGGTATGTAGGTGGCTGTGGAGAATTCACATCTTCATAATCATATTTAATTTCTAATTGTGGTGCGACTGTACTTTCTGGAGTTATAGAAACTTTTACATAATGTAAAGTTTTTCTACTACCTACATCTCCAAAGTCATAAAACGGAGTTGCATATGTTGATTCAATATTAAAAGCAGCGCCACCAACATAAAAAGATTTGCCTTCGTCATGCTTATAAATATAACCATCTTTATCGCCATGATAATAATTTTCTACGCTTGTTAAATCAAAGCTTGATTCTATAGCGTGAGCCTGAATACCTTTTGTTTCTGACCACTCAAAGCCGTTATTAGTTAGTGTGCCTATAACACCTCTTGCATTTGTTATTGGTTCAGATGTTCCTGAGTAAAATAAACGGTATTGGTTTTTATTTCTAATAACTGCACTTGTAACTACATATGAATTAATGTTCCTAGCTATAGAAGAGAACAAAGGTTGTATAGGTCTACTAATAGCACTTAACTCTACGTCACCGATTCTAGCTGTACCTGCAACAGTTCTAATTCCGTCAGGGCTTAAAAATACTAAGTCTCCACCAACTTCTTGAATGCTGTGAGTAGCAATACACCCTACGTTTTCTGTAATAGGTGTTATGCTCATGTCGGTCGCATTACCAGTATTTATGTTGCTTAATTTTTGAATACTGTTTTTACAGAATATAATTATATCACTACGAAAACTTTTTAATCCTACTATAGGCTCTGATATATTTATTTGAAACCCGCCTGAAAAAGTATCAACATCTAATACATCACTTACATATATTGTATTTTCATATCCTGTTACAAATCGTGTTTCATGTATAGTTCCTGTTAATGGAGTCACATTAGAAGCTATAGTAAAAGTATGCCCAAAATAAGTAAAGTTTCCAAAAGCACCTCCAATTCCTTCTACTTTAAATAGAAAAGGTTCGTTGTTGCCGTCAGTAATAATTACTTCGCCATACGTGCCTTTTTCTAAAAAAGTAAAACTAACTTGAGCTTGACCTGAACGAGTTTCTTCAGAAAGTGCATCCCAGTTTGTTTCACTATAAGAAGTATTTGCTACTCCAGTTTTATTTATTTGTTTCCAAGTGTTGCCATCAAGTGTAAAGAAATATCTTGTGGTATTTCCTGAATGAGTAGTTGCAGCAATTAATCCTCCTGCATAAACAAAAAGACCTAATATTCGGTTAGCACCATTAGGTCTTGTTGAGCCATAAGGAGTATAGCCGTTGATTCTTCTGTAGCCTGAGTCAGAGTCCACCTCAAAATTTACTAGCTTTGTAGCTATGCCAGCCATAGATAAAGCTGCTAGTTCATTTGTGTTAGTGTTTAAGCCACCTTGACATACAAACCCAAACGGTTGCGATGCTGCCATTAAATAAATCTCACTCTGTCGTCTTTAAAGTATGAAGGAGTAGGTTCAATGAGATTAGAACGCATAGAATCTAAACCTTTCTTGTAATCTTCTAAAGCAAATGCAGCGGACTGTGGATTGTCTTTAAACTGCCATATGTAATATCGTGCTCGTGCTAAAAGAACTACACTGTACATATCAGGAAAAACTATGTTGTCATCATGGTTTGTAAGTTTTACAGGAAGCTGCCAAGCAGTGAACCATACTTTATAAACCTTGTCGGGTATTGGGCTTAGTCCGAACTTACGACCATCTGGACTTCTGATAACTCTAGAAGGTTCACCACCTGTTGCTGTTTGAGAATCATCTGCATTTTCTCTTACTCGCAAATAATCTTTCCATTCTTCTGTTGTTGTATATCTTAAATTTTTACTTACAAAAGGAGTTGTTTCTCCAGCTACTCCTACTGTTGTTAAGTAGAATGTGTCCCAATCTACTGAACTATAATCTGATGTAATGTATGAACTTGATGGTTTAAGCTCGTAAAATCTTTGGTTAGCTACTGTCTCTACATTTACATTTCCATACATAGGATCAGTAGTTCCGCTTTCAGCCACTGTTAAAAAAGGCCATTGTGGTTCTTGATTAATAATATCAAAGTATGCACGATTAACTGAATCTTTTACATACTGTTGAAGTCCTAACGCAGCAGAAAAATTTCCAGATGTTAGGGGTACTTCATTCAACTCACGAAGAAGTTCATTTGTCAAATCTAAATATGATGTTGCCATTTACTTTTCCTCGGTAGCTTTGTTTTCTTTCTTTTTAAATATTGAATCCCAGTTTGCATCAAAGTTTTTTTTAGCTTCTCCGCTATATGCAGAGCCTCCGACTTTAACTATTTTTTTTATTTTTAATCCTACTGGATTTGATTCAGAGCCTATTACATTTGACATTTAATTTCCTTTAAAAAGATTGAGGGGCTTTTACACCCCTCGCACTCATATTACATATTAGTCTAAAGTAGACACGTATGCTTTTACTAATGCAGCTGGTCGCAATACAGCAGAACCAAAAACATGTAAACCACGACAGATGTCGCCAAAGCTATCAGTATCACGTAGTACTTCAGTGTTTACGATAGTTTGTGCAGTTGCCGTAGCAGAAACGTGACCAGCTAATACCTGATTAACTAAGTTGCCTTGTGTGGCAGCAGGACAGTTATTAGACTTGTACATTTCAAAGCCACGTAGTTTACCAGAGCTTACCAAACCGTTACGGATTGAACCCTGACCAGCGTTGAAGTCTACAGACAACAGTTTAGAACCAGATTGGCTTAACTGCTCGTAGAACGCAGGAGGTGCTACAAAGAAACGACCTTCTTCTGGAACATTTTGCTCATCAAGAAGTCGAGCCATGTGAGCCATAACGTCAAGAGGATCAACGCCTACACCAGTAGTACCACCGATGTCAATAGGCTTGTTGGCAGTGTTAGCTCCTGCAATCGTATCTACGTCAGTAGTATCATCACCACCAATTACATGGTCGGGGCTAGTCGATACACCACCAAACATAGTTGCTAATACTGTTTCGTCATACTTATCTTTCAAAGCGTAAGCAGCAGATGAAGCAGCTACTTCTTTGAAGTTTACGTGTGACATGCTTGATTCAATATCATCTACGATGAATTTGAAAGACTTAGCAGTATCTACAACAAGAGAAGTAACTTCATCTTGAATGTATGCTTGTGGAACAGCTAAACCACGAGTGTAATTGCTTACAGTAATTGTAGGCTCTTTGATGATCTTTACAGAGTCACCGAAAGATGAAATTTCACCTTCGTAGTCAGTGTTAGTAATAGCCTCTACTACAGAAGACTTACGGAAGAAGTTTAAAACCTTCTTACTATAAATCTCTGGTAAAAAGTTTTGGCCGTTTGTGAGAGCTGAGTCACTATCAAAGTTAGTGTCTGCTCCGCCAGTTGGAAAATATTGTGCCATGATATGTTACTCCTAAAAAAAAGAAAAGTTTTAGAATTAACGCACTCGGCCTTCCATAACTGCACGATCAATTTCTTGTTCGTACTTGTCATATTCGTCCATACTAAGAGCGTTAATTTCCCGTTTTGTCCAGATCCGTGGCTCTTTAGTGTCTACGCTTGTTGTTTTAGTAGATACCATGTCTGCCGCTGATCCTGTGGTTTGTGACGCTTTAGTCTTCCGTTTACCTTTAGTAGTAATTCCAGATTCTAATTTATAAAGGTCGATAGCTTTGACCGCTAGTGTAACATTATCTGGGTTATCGTAGATCCAGCCTTGAATTTGTTCAGGCTGTTCTTTTGCCCATTCGTGAAAAGCTTCATTACCTCGGATGTCCTCGAAGTCAGGATGCTTATTACGCAGAGTTTCCTCGGCTTCTCTTCGTGCTATAGTGTTTTCACGTTCTTGGATCATATCCAATTTAGCTTGAAGTGCTCTGGTCTGTTCCTCAGTTTTCATGTGAGCAACAGTCTCTACTGTATCGAATAGATCAGGATATTGATTTTTAAACTCTTCGAGGTCTTCTGCGCTTCTTAACTGGACTTGTGGAGCGTTGCTCTCAGCCGCAGCTTGCAGTTCTAACTCTCGTTGCTTAAAACCCGCAACCTTCTCGTCATAATGTTTCTTTAAATCATCGTATCGTTTTTTATAATTAGTTCTTTGTTTTTTACCAGTTTCTTGTTCAGGGGCCTCTTCGGGGGTAGCCTGTTGTTCTGCTGGTCGCTCAAAGAATAATCCGTCTGCTGTTTCCTTAGTGCCTTCATCTGGCGTATGCCAAGATTTATTTTTGTTGTAAGGGTTTGCACTTTCTTCTACTTGTTGTTCGTTAGACATAATTATCACACTCCTATTGGGGCTTTTCGTCTTTCAAGGTGGCTGTTAAGTTAGCTAAACACAACAGGGTCTTGAATTAAAAGGTGGCCTCTAGGTTAAAAAAATAATAAGGGGCTAAATAAATTTAGGTAGCCTTATCGGTTATAAAAGACTTGGCATTCTATTAGCAGACATCATTTGTTTGTTGATGTCTCTTTTAGTATCATATACTGAAGAACCATAGTTTTTCTCATCTTGCATAGGATCTTCAGCAATGCCGCCAAAGGCTTTTTGTAGTCGCTCGCCATTATCAAAAGCACGTTCTGCCTCATCCATCATAAGTTGGAGGTTTTCTGCACCTATTTGATCGACTGCTTTTTTGGTGAAAACAAATTCACCCTCCGATAACCTAGCTGGTATCGAATCTGATACTCCAGTACCGATTCCTTCTACGGAACCTTCACCAGAGAATTCTGCTGCAACGTCTAAGACTTTATCAAAGACCATTGCTAATTCTGGACTGCCTTCTAAAACTTCTGAAAGCATGTCTTGTTCTTCTTCACTAAGAGCTTCGTCTAATATAAACTCTTGAAATTTGTTTTCCATTTCACCATCAGGAAGTTGTGAAGCTTCTGCTGCTTCCATTTCATCTTCAGGAATATTTGGGTAAGTATCTTCAAGCTCCATTTCAGGTGGAGTCAGCATTGAACCTTCTGCATATTTTACTTTAAATTTATCATTCATATTATTCTTTCCTATTCTTTGCTTCAGATACTTGATCTTTAAGAGACTCTAAACTAACCAGAGAATTCACTCTCCCCTGCCTGCGGAACATTTCCTGTTCCGATGTTGCCGCCACCAGTGCCTGTAGCTCCAAGGTCTTGAGGTTGTTGAGGTGCTCCATCAGGGCCAACCATAGCTCCCTGTTGCTCGTTAGGGGCGACAGCTTGTTCGCCAGTTGCTTGTCCAGCATTTTGTGCTCCTATAATTTGTGCCATGATCGCTGCTTCTTCAGGATCATTTAAGATCTCGTCTGGGTCTAAGTCTAAGCTATATGCAAGTTCGCTAACGATCTTAGAGATCTTAACAAACGGTGCAATAGCAGGATTTTGTGCAGTCTGTAAAAACATTGTTAATCGTTGACTACGAACTTCTTTCTGCATTAAACTATTTGTACCCATAGCTTTAACTTCTAGATCACCTTCTACATCTAATGCACCTTCAAAGAATTGCATATTCCATTGATAGTAAGCTTCGCCAAGAGGTTTAAGTAAAAAGTCATCTAAGTTTTTAACTACTGTTTTAATGTTTAATGATGCTGCACCTAATAGCATAGACATGCCTGATGCAGTTCGTGTCATAGACTGTACGCCTGTTTGACCGTGTGAGTAACTAGGAATACCTGTTTGCTCATCTGCGAGCTGTCTAAACTTATCAAACATCATCATATTTTCTTGTGACGTATTAGGAAACTTCATTCCATAGATGCTTTGTCCTGCTTGTCCTGCCTGTCTACGGAAGACTTTTCCTGGATATATCTCCATACTTTGACCACCTACAAGCGCTGATTCGTCCACATCGAAGACGAGAGAGCCACTTAAAGCTAAGTTGTCGATAGCCATGCGAGCATGTCCATTCATTATTTGTTGCGAGTCATCCATATTTTCCGCAACGCCAATACCAAAGAAACTATAAGGATTGCGCTCATAAGCAAAAGCGTTATACGGAATTCGGTGAGGAGTAAATGGATTGACAACACTCCTGAGAAGCTTGCCGTTACTAATCCAAGCATTGATTTGAACTTCATCTAAATCGTCTACCTCGTCTGGTAATTCCATCCCGACTTCACGAGCGTATTCTGCGTCCATGACACCCCAATATTCTAAAACTTCAAACTGTCCTGAGCCTGCTTCGTCTGAACGATGATCATCTTTTAGTTCATGCTCATAATCTTTTTCTTCATAGTTTGCACCCATTTGAAGACACTCACGTATAGCGTCTTTATCAAAGTAAGGCATCTTAGCTAAAGCTCGAAGTTGACTACGGTTATATTTGTGTCTATGTACAATGTATTCACATTCTTCAATTGTAGTGGCTGATGGGTCAGGAAAGAAATCCCAGATACTTACAAATTCAATTCGAGGAACTCTAACAGCAATAGGGTTATAATTGCGATTTCCTTCTTCATCTGTTTCCCAACGTCCAATAGTTTTATTAAAATTAAACGGGCCTTTAACAACACCTGTTCCAAATAGCGCAGCTTCAAAGATTGCATTGCGTAATTCACTTGAGCCGCTTGATTCTTCAATCTGATCGTGAATAAGCTTTTGCATTTTACGTGCAGCTTCTTTAGCTGGAGCAATTTCTAGTACTTGTGGATTTGGAGAAGGGCCTTCAGCAAAAGTAATTATGCCTTCTTCTTCAGCAGCTTTAATCTCTTCTTCAAAAAGAGAGTCGCCTGCTGTTATAGTAGCTCCAGCTTTTAATACTTTACCATCACCGACATAGCCTACATCGTATGGATTAACTGGAGTTTCAACTGTTTCTTCTTCTGGTGTTTCTTCTGGCTCAGACATCTCAATGCCTACACCACCTTCTGCTACATGCTTATAAGTAGAAATTCCTTCAGGAAGTTTTGTTTCTGTAATTCCAATAGGGAATTGACCAGTACCAAAAACAACATCTACAAGCTGACCAAAAGCCGCAAGAACTTTTGTTTTAGTTACTTTTACAAAGACTTTAGATTTTTCAGATTCACGGAACTTGACTCCACGACCGTATAAGCCTCTGAAGTTATGGTAAGCTTTAAGCCATCTTTGCTCGTCTACATCTCGTGCGTTTTCTGCTTCCGCAAAACGATCTTCGATTAAGCCGACTAAACGGTTGCGAATGTCTTCTTCGACATCTAGCTCGTAGCTACTTTCGCCTTCAATAGGCTTAAAATATATTTCGTCAGCCGTATCAAATAAAGTATTGCTTGTTTTGTTTTCCATTTATTTTCCTTTAGTAGCCAAAGTCAGAATCGACTGGTCTATAAGATTGTTCTCTTTTAATGTCTCTCATTCTTTCTAGAGGGTTTGACATTCTAGGTCTGGACATTATTAAGTATCGTAACGCATCATATGCGTGATCAGAAGCTTTTGTATCTACGTCTTCTGGGTTAGATTTATCCAGAGGAATACCTTGAAGTTCTCGTATCAGGTTCGGGCATGTATTAAATATTTGAATGCGTGGTCTACCGCTTTGAGTAATCTTCAAGTATTCGTGGATTTGAATTTTTCCTTGAATACGATTCTTATCAGCCCTTCTTAGTTTGTGTCCTTGACGTTGCAAAGTTTCACCAACTGTAGGGCCTGTTGTGCCTGTCCTTGACCAACATGCTGTATCTAAGACTCCCTGAACTGAGAAGGGGTCATCAAGCTCCATGTTGGTTATAAGCTCTCCGAGTTCTGTACCGAGCAAGTTCTTTTGGTACAACTCTCTATATATAATTAATGTTCCGTCACTAGGGTCTACTGCACCCCATATACAAGCTGATTCAGATGCGTAGCCGTAGTCAATGCCCTTTATGCGTTCCCAATGTATTGGAATCTCAAAGGGGGTTATCACATGATCTAATCTACTGAACTCTGTGAAGGCTGCTCCTTCTGCTACATCCCAATCTCCATCTAGGAGCTGCTTGCGCTGTGTAGGTGGTAAAGCCTTTAGCATCTGCTCGTAGCGTCCATCTTTAGCTAGATAAGGGTTATCCTGTAAGCTTGCGGGTATGAACTTCCTTGTAAGGCCGTCAGCGCCCTTGAAGGACTCGTTAGGCGGAGCAGTATCTATGTACCTCTTTTTAACCCAATGCGCTCCAGTGCCTCCTGGATTCGCTGTGCAACGCATATAAGGAACTATCTCAGGGTCAGTGGTTCTTAACCGTGACGCTAAGTAGTTCCAAGAAAACTCTGTTGGCAGGTGAGTAATCTCATCGAAACCAATCCAGCTATAAGCTTGGCCTTGGTATCTGTACACATCTGCATCTCGTTCCAAGAAGCCGAACTCTACTTTAGCCCCGCTAGGGAAAGTCCACATCTTTTCTACTTCTCTATACTTAGCACCTTGAAAGGCTTTCGGATAGAGTTCTCGGCTCTTGTCTATAATCTCTCGTAGTTCTGGCATAGAGCGTCTAAGTATCAATGCTCTATGTGCAGATCTGTGTGCATATCGCAAGGGATCAACTATCATTGCGTATGATTTACCACCACCTGCTGCGCCACCAAACAATACATCAGTCTCGCCTGCTGCAAGGAAGTCCTCTTGTGGGCCTTCATTAGCTTTAAAGATAACATTTTCGTTAGCTTCTTCTCGCAGACTCTTTGGCAGGGCTTCTAGTTCTTCTTCGCTGAAGACACCTTCTTCCTTCACAGCCTTGGTTGTTTTCTTTATAGACTCTTTGTAGTTGTCTACTTTCTTCTGGGCTGCTTTGAGTTTCTTTTGCTTTTCACGAACTGATCGTTTAGCAGCCTGTTTAGCTTTTGTTTCTGAATGGTAGTTATATCCTCGGCCTTTAGAGCCTTTAGCACGACCAGACTTCTTGCGTGGAGTCCCGTCCTTTTTCAGGATGAACTCTCCATCTTCATCTTTGGCATAGTTATCTGGGTTTAGTTCCCAATCTTTCTTATCCAAAGGTACGTTTATCAGCAATCTTCTTTAGACCTGTATGGCTTATGGGTCTGCCTGTTAGGTCTGTAAGGTACATGCTGCCTTCACGTAGAGATAAACTGTTATTCTTTATCATAGGTACAATAGATGCCAAAGCCTCTAGTTCTTCTGGAACTTCATCTAGGGTATTGTCATCGTTCAGTTTATAACCAAAGGGTATTGTGCTACTCGATCTCTTCATAATCACCCTCTATTACAGTTTCTTTTTTAGTGGGGAGTACAAAGATTCCACCTGTAGTATTTACATTTACATCAAGTGTATCTTTTTTACCCAAGCCTACACGGTCTAAAATGGTTTGTGCAGCCTGTATACGCATATTAGCTTGGGGGATTGGAGCATTACTATCCATTACTTCTACTAGCTTCATAGCTGCTTTGGGTGCAGATTGAGCTAGAATGCCTGTAGCTATATCAAGTATCTCAGTCCTTAAAGCTTTAACAACAGCAGGATAGCTGGAGTCCGAATAGCCAGCTAACTCTGCTGCTTTTCTCGGATCACCTCCTACGGTTGGTAAGTGTTTAAGGAATAGTTCTTGCTTCTCTGTTAATTCTTTATTCTTCATATACTCTAGTATACCGTTGGTTTACAGTTTTGTCAAGCTTTTATTCCAAAAAGTTATAAATAAATGTATGTTTTCTCTTGACAAATGCCAATCTCACCGTTATAATTATATTAACAGCCCCACCGTTATATAGATATATACGTCATATACATCCCACACGACTCTCCCTCCCCCTTTTAAGCCCTTTAAAGCTGAGCCGCTATTCTAGTTTACATCTTAAATCCTGTAAAAATGTAGAAGCAGGTGTATATACCCACCCCACCCCCCATGGCCACCTGCCCCTCCCTATCTTTAAAGTCTTTAAATGACTTGATGTGCAGGGGAAAGTCTCTAAAGACTTTCCTAGACTTTAAAGTTCTTCACAGATTCTATAGAATCTGGTTGCCAGCTTCAAAGCCTTCAAAGATTTTAAAGATTCCT